AACCGCCCATAGCCTTAATCATTTTTCCTTTTTTTGCACCCATACCTGGACCAAATGGATCTATACCAAAAAATTCACTTTCTGGAATAATTGTTTTTCCTTTTGGAAACTTAGGTAAAAAAGCACCGTCCATTCCTGCACCCCTTTTTTTAATAAAAGCGGGTACTCTTTTTTTGTTCATCTCAGTAGCTCTCATAGCTTTAGCGTCACTTACATCTGGCTTCATCATTTTAGATGCACCATACAAAGCTGCTCCTGCTAACAAAGCTTTCTTGAGTCTTCTTTTTGTTTTTGACATGTCTATCTCCTATTTAATAATATACGTATTTGTTATCCTTGTACAATGGTTTCTCATCCTCGTCAGCATAAGTTGATACAAAGTAACCCTGTCGGTATCTTAACATAGCCTGAGTTGTACTGTCCACATAATCATCATTTTCACCGTGAGGAAAAGCTGCGCATTCCTCAATAACTTCTTCAGCAAATTTTTCACCATGAGGATAAAAGACTTGTCCACTTTCAAATATTGGAGCGCAGGCGTTGACCCGTGTATGTTTATCCTTACCTTTTGATGGATGGAAATCAACTACAGGTATACCCATTCTTCTTAATTCAAAGATAAGTGGCTGGCCCGAGGCCTTTGCTTCTATAATCACGGTCTCTGGCTCCCAGTATTTATATTGTTCTAAAGCTAAAGCTTTTAGTTCAGGAAATTCTAATTTACCTCTAACAGCATCAATTAACATTATTGAATTTTGTTCTGATTCATTTTGTTGAAAAACTCCCCAAGTTGTTATTGCAGAATAATCCGCAGTTTGTTTTGCAGAGAATGCTGTATCATAAGATTGTATGACATGTTTAAGATGAGGCATAGGCCCGTGGTACGGGATCCACCAGTCACGCTTCAAGATGGCTCCTTCTTCTGAAGTTGGTTCTTGCATGTATTGTGCCGACCAATTTCTCACGGACAACGAAGCTTTAACTTTTTCTAATTCATCTAGATTCCAATATTCTGGCCAGACTGGATTACCACTAGGTAAAATTGCAGGAAAAGAAATTTGTTTCCATTTATCTGCTTTAGGTTCTGTTTGTGATTTAATTAGTCTTCCCGTTAAATCGTCCTCGGCCCAACGAGTCATAACTAAAACAATAGATCCGCCTGGCTGTAAACGTTGTCTGGGTCCAGATAAATACCAATCAAAAGTTCTTTCCATAGCTGAATCAGATAAAGAATCTTGTTCAGTGTGTGGGTCATCAATAATCAAAAGATCCGCCCCTCGTCCTGTTATAGAACCGCCAACCCCCGCTGCATAATATTCACCCCCATGATTCGTCTCCCAACGTCCTTTTGCTTTTGAGTCTTCTCTAAGTTTAACATCTCCAAAGATTTCTTTATACTCTTTGCTATCAATTAAGTTTCTTACCTTAGCACCGAACCTTGCAGAAAGTTCTGCATTGTGTGAAACTTGCATTAATTTCATTTTAGGATATTTACCAATCATCCATGCAGGAAAATAAATGGAAGCAAATTCAGATTTAGTATGTCTAGGAGGCATATTTACAATTAATCTTCCTTTTTTATTTGCTGCTATTCCTGTAAATTCTTTGGCTATGATTTGATGATGCCCCCAATCATCTGGGTTTTTTTCTGTTTTACAAATAAATTCAGGCCAGACGTTTTTTACAAAATATAGGAAGTTATCCTGACATAATTTAATATGTTTTATCCAGGTTCTTTCGAGCCTCAAACGTAGGTCGTCTGTAGATAATAAATCAGTGGACTTTGACATAAATCAATTTTCTATTGGGACCCTTTTTTTATGGGTCCTTTTTGTTTTACCATATACTACATGTATTTGTCATACAAGGTTATGACTAAGATCGTTTTGTTTGGGCTAAAACGGTGGCAAAATTTTACAAATTTTTTTTCGTTTTTTAAATGTGGCTGGTACCTCTATTGATTGCGACGGGGGGGGGGTGTGGCCCAGCAATCCCGGGCCACGTTGGAGAAATTATAAACTATCTAAATACCACTTATTTATCTGATCATCATCAGCATTTTGTAGAGCCCAGTTAATTAATTGCTGGTCCAGATTATTCCATAATCCATTTTTTATGACCGCAATTTTATCTGCTCTTGTGCCGTGTCGACTATGTTTTGGATCAGTCTTTTTTACATGATGCAATCTAATCATGTAAGTTTTAGGATAAGTTTTTTTGAAGGCATCCCATTCTATTTTATTCCATCCGCTCGGTATCATATTTTTTTTTCTCCGTTGTTATTTCTTAATGTTGTTTATAACTTCTGGTGAATTAAGCGCAACTTTAGTTGGTACCCACATTAAAGGACCGGTAAAAAGTTGATTAGCAATTTTCATTCCCTTGCCAGTGAATGGACATTTAAATTTCATTCCCCAACCAACATCTTTAAAATTCATTCCGTTCAAAGATGCAACCTGGAACATAGAATGCTTAACGCCTTCAACGTAACAAGAAGGTATTTCAGTTGAATAACCAGCATAAATTACTTCATACTGTTTTTTTAGTTCAGAATTATAAACTTTAGATTCTGTAACCATTCCCAACCATTCCTCAAAAGATGGAATATTTTTATATTTTTTTTCAGTCATGTTTTTTTTCTCCGTTGTTGTTTATGAATCCTTTATATCTTATCTAGATAAGATAAGCAAGACCCAATGTGTTCATTTTGGGTCTTGCTAGTTTAGAATGATTCTAAAGAATCCAGAGCAGCCCGCAAATAATTAAAGTTAATGTCCACGGCCTGAAATAAATAAACCTGATCAGGAATCCAATCAAGTTATCCATTAACGAATCCTCCCGCAGCTGCCTTCTTTGCAGAACCCTTAGCCAGTAACCCAACAACCACGCCACGCGGATCTAAAAATCTCAGGTCATGTTTATCACCATCAATCACTCTTTTACCCTGAAATTTTTTTGGCAGCTTATCTTTAAAAACATAGGCCACGTTGTGACCTGCTGCCAGAGCTGCTGCGCATTCAGTGTTATTAGATCCAGATGCTGAAAAAGTTATTTTATAATTTTTTAGATTATGATCCAGGTGATTGTATACCTTAGTATAATCATAAAAAATAACGTCCTGGTGATCCTGCATCAGGTTACTGAATCGATGCCAGGCTAAATCGGACGTCCCATTGAGTCGAACCGCAAATTTATAGCCTTGAGACCTTGCCCGCTTTTTTAATTGTGCAATCTCCAGGCTTAGCTGCTCCAGGAATTTTTTCCGGTCCTTCCAAAATAAATTAGTTTTATTTATTCTGGCCTGCTGGACCGAATTCATCTGGCCACGGCCCGATGTATTCAGGCAGAACGCAATGCATTCTTTACTGGCCTTCGGGCAAACATTTTTGCCCGAAAGCTTATACGGCGCTAAATGGAGAATGGCGGTTTTATAACCGAATTTTTCTCCCTTAGCCATTTTAGTTTGACTATAATAATTTAAGAGCGGCATTAGTCTAATAACGTGTAATATTCATTAGTAAAATACTTTTGAAAAAATACCCGTCCTTTATTCATTGTTTTAGCTGCGTCTGTTATTCCAGAATTGTACAGCTGCTCCGATCCCTTTATTACATCATAAACAGCTGTAGCAAATTTTGGCAGAATTGCTTTTTTTCCAGTGAATTGATTTTCTACCGTCTCTAGCTCTTTTGCTGTTTTAGGGTTCACGTAAATATCAAATGGAATTTTTATTTTTTTTCCATCAAAATTTACAATTGTATTTTTTTTCATTTTTTTTCCTTCCGTTGTTTTTATCTTATTACGATAAGATGGTGACACCTGTCAACTAATTTTTTATTTTTTTTTTATTCAGGGCCCGGAGCTGCAGCTCCGGGATTCTTTTTTATTATTCCATAATTTTACCTCCCACTTTATATATACCCGCTTAAATTTTTTTTTCTAAAAGGTTAAGAAAAAGATAACGCAAAATCGCCCATAGCGATTTTCGCCCATTACATTTTTCGAGGTTTGGATTTTAAGGTTAAGAAATAGAATAACGGCACACGCCCATAGGAACTTCGACCGTTAAATTTTAAGGTTAATATAAAACACACGCGCCAATGCCCATAGCAACTTCGACCATTAAATTTTAAGGTTAAGAAACAAAACC